TGCACCAAGACCAACAGTTAGACCTTGAACAACCGCACCGCCAGTTAAGGTAGATACACCAGTTACTCCAAGAGTTGTAGATGCTGTTAAAGAAGTGAACGCACCAGTAGTAGCTGTAGTAGCACCCACAGTGCCGTTGATATTGATAGAGGCTGTACCTGTTAGATTAGTTACAGTACCGCTAGAGGGAGTACCCAACTGAGGGGTTGTTAATATTGGGCTTGTAAGAGTTTTGTTTGTCAGGGTTTCAGTGCCTGTCAAAGTAGCAAAGCTACCAACAGTAAAAGCTGCGCTAGTCCATGCTGAGCCAGTCCATACAAACAAGTTATTAGATGTGCTGTTCCAATACAATGCACCAGTTAATAAAGCATTACCATCATTGTCTAATGTAGGGGCTGTTGCGTGTGGGCCTAAATAACGATCATCAAAAGAGTCATAGCTGGCAGCAGCATTAGAAGCTGATGTAGAAGCAGAAGATGCAGAGCTAGAAGCATTAGATGCTGATGTAGATGCATTGCTTGCACTTGTAGATGCATTAGAAGCAGAGGTGGCTGCAGCAGAAGCGGAGGCAGCAGCAGAAGTTGCAGATCCTAAAATACCATCAACATAAACTTTAGTGGCAGCGTCTTGATTTGCAGTGGGATCTCCCATTCCTGTAATCTTGGAAGTACCCATCGCAATTGCACCACTCATTGTGCCACCTGATAAGGACAGCTTCAATGCATCAGCAGTGTCTACATAGGTTTTAGTAGCAGCGTCTTGGTTTGCTGTGGGATTGCCAAGACCTGTAATCTTGGAAGTACCCATAGCAATAGCACCACTCATAGTGCCACCAGCAAGATCTAATTTTAATGCGTCTGCTGTATCAACATAAGTTTTAGTGGCAGCATCTTGTGCAAGAGTTGGATTACCTAGACCAGTAATTTTACTAGTACCCATTGCAATTGCACCACTCATAGTGCCACCAGCAAGTGCTAGTTTAGTTGCAATGGAGTTGGTAACTGTAGTAGAAAAACTAGCATCATTACCTAAAGCGGCTGCAAGTTCATTTAGTGTATCTAAAGCACCGGGAGCAGAGGCTACTAAGTTGCTGATAGCTGTATCAACATAAGTTTTAGTAGCTGCGTCTTGGTTTGATGTTGGAGTGCCTAAGCCAGTGATGTTATTTCCACCCATAGCGATAGCACCATTCATAGTGCCACCAGTGAGGTTTAGTTTTAATCCATCTCCTGTATCAACATAGCCTTTAGTGGCTGCATCACCAGCATTTGTAGGAGAGGTAAGGTTGGTAATAGTGGCTGCTGAAGAAGCATCCATATCTAATCCACCATTGATAACAACATTATTAAATGTTGATGTACCAGAAGAAGCTGTAACATTACCTGTTACATTACCTGTTACATTACCAACTACATTACCTGTTAAGTTACCAGTGACATTACCAACAATGTTACCAGTAAGACCACCAACAAAACCTGTGGTGGCTGTAACTGTAGTGCCTGTGATGGCTAAAGCAGCAGCTCCACCAATCACAGCACCATCAACTGTTCCACCATTAATGTCAGCAGTGGCTGCAACTAAAGAGGTGTTGGCAGTGATGGTAGTGAATGTACCAGCAGCGGGTGTGGTTGCACCAACAACAGCAGCATCAACTGTGCCACCATTAATATCAGCAGTGTCAGCAACTAAGCTGTCAATGTTAGCTGTGCCATCAATGTATAAGTCTTTAAATTCTAAAGAGTTTGTACCTAAGTCAACATCATTATCTGTCACTGGAACAATGACACCATCTTGGAAGCGCACCTGCTCAACAGCAGCAGCAGCCACCTCAACAAACACACCATGACGATTGTTAGCTGTATCAGTGGCAATCTTATTCAATAAATCAGCGTCACCAACAACAGGAACAGGAGTTCCCTCAGCAGCAGTGCCATCATGCTTATGACCAGCAACAGCAGCAAAGGCATCACGCAGAGCATTCAACTCATTATTAATTGGTGCGGCTCTAACTACGCCCGTTGGTACAATGTCAGCAGCCGACTGTCTTACATAACCTGCCATTTAGTTTCCCCTTAGCGTCTATCATTCATCGAATAATTCAAGACCAAGCCTTGAATTGTATGACTAGCATTTGTATCATTAGTCACATATTTGAAAGCAATGGAGAATCCAGAGCCTTCAATGTTTGTCTTCTCAACTGGTGATGGGTTACCATCATAAATTGCTGCAGCATCATAGATTGCTTCATTATAATAAGCAGCAGCACCAACAACTAAAATATTGTAATTGGCTGGATTGAATACACCAACAGAATCATCAAAGTCATATGATACACCCATTACAATATTAGCAGATCCCTCACTTCTTAAAAATGTAGAAACATTATAGAAGTTTTTACGGATTGAAGGATCTTGAAAATAATAGAAAGGTGTCTGATAAACACTTAATATTTCTGTACTATTAAAAGAAGTTCCTGTTTCTTGTTTATATACTTTACCAGTGGAATCTCCATGAATAACAATTTCATCTACACCAATATATCCACTAGAAGCACATGTAGCCGGAAAGCCAAAAATCTGACTATACTCAAATGACACACCGCCTTCACTAGCCCTAAGACCACCTAACAAACCAAAGGCTCCTTCTGTTGGTATAAACAATCTAAACTGAGATTTCTTACGAATAACAACTGAGCTTAACAACTCTGGATCAATTGAGCCAGCTACAAGTTCTTGTAAAATAGCAGTGATGGTAAATTGAATTTGTTTTGAAATTGTTTCCAACTCCACATCACCAATCTTACTTGTTCCAGCCACTGGTCTAAAACCATCAGGACCGAGAAATATTAAACTTCCACCAAGTTCTATCACACTATCTGGTACAACACAACCTAAATTTGTTGTCACTTCCCCAACCACAAAGTCAGCTATGTTAGTACCTGTCAAACTCTTAATGGCATTCTTACCAAAGATGTACAGTGTATCTCTAAACTGTTTAATCTGGACAATCTCAAAGCCCACATTAATAACAGCAGCACCATTAGCTGGATTAAAGTTTGTTTCATTCAACGGAGAAGAAACATATAAGTTGTAAGGATCTGTAGGATCACCAGCTAAAAACAAGTGATTCTTAAAAGCAGCAGAATACTTAGGACTATTAGGAGCATTGGCATCCGTAATCTGTGTATATGTAGTTCCATCATACACAGCAGCCGGATTGATTCCATCAGTTAATGCAAACTTAGGAGCACTCCAGTTATACCTAGTAAACCTAACTTTCTTAACTCCTGACGTTGTAACAGTTCCGGGAGTTGTAATTGCTACCCAAGTAGACGAAGCATTTACCCACCTATAAAAGTAGTCTGTACCAGAAGTAGGTCTGCGACAAGCAAAGATTCCATCATTTAAACTCTCTGAAACCATAACACCAAGCACGTTACCCGCACCAGTTACAGTTCCATAACTATTAGCATATCCACTAATTCGTCTATATCCACCAGCGGTGGCTGGCTCATAATTAATAAGCTGTGTAGCTGATCCTTGATATATCTCACCCTGAGATAGTACATCTCTATTGGTGTTCATTCCACCAATAGCTGACACTTTAAAACCAAGAATTCTATCTGCCATTAAAACACTCTTGGATTAAAAGAAGGCTTAACAATCATTGTTGAACGCATATACAAAGGCTCATCTAATAAAAGCCTACGCATTGTCCTAATACCTATATCAAACTTCTCTTTAAAAATGGTTGCGCCTTGTTCATTAGATCTAAACATAAGCATATTAAACATAGCACCGTCAAGCAACACACCATTAAACCTATCAGGAATAATAGCTACGTCTGTATCAGCAGACAGGGCAGCAGGAAAAGACCAATACTTATACTCAATCTCATAAGCCTGATCTGGTTTTGGAGTCACACCAAACTTAGCTTCTTGTGTTTGATAAACAGCGACTGGAACACCACGGCCCCCAACACCTGTCATATCTTCATTGGGACGGTAATTATCTAAATGGTCTACATATGTCAAGACAGGTAGACGAGAAGGATCATTGTTTGCTGCTGTTAGCTGCTTAAGATAGAAACTTTCCCAGTCAACACTAGACAAATCAGCGGGGAAGGAATATGTTCCTGTACCCGCTGTCATTGTTTGTGTATAAGTAGTAAGAGCAAAGGGCCATTCTTGAGCACTATGCATCAATTCTCTAATAGATGAATTGATAGCATTCTTGGCTAGGGCT